TTTGGAGCCATCAAGGTAGGCCACGCCATTGGCTGTGCCGCCGTTTAAAGTGACCGTGGAAGATGTAGTGAGCGTCGTAAACGCACCAGTGGACGGTGTTGTTGCGCCTACCGTTCCGTTGATGTTTGCTGTAATAGTTCCTGCGCTGAAATTGCCAGAAGCATCGCGTTGAACAAGCGCAGATGCAGTATTGGCATTTGTTGCAGTTAATGATGTTCCCCAAGCGGAACCAGTTGATACAGCAACACCAGCAGCAGGATATGTTGTTGGCCCAGTTGCACCGCTAAATCCACTGATACCTGAATAACCGCTAAAGCCAGAAGTTCCAGTTGCGCCAACCGCGCCTGAATAACCGCTAATTCCAGAATATCCAGAAAAACCAGACGCTCCAGTTGCACCGTTAATGCCGCTAAACCCGCTTATACCTGAGTAACCACTAAATCCACTAGTTCCAGATGCGCCATCAATACCAGAATATCCGCTGATACCAGAGTAGCCACTAAACCCGCTGACACCAGAGTAACCACTAATACCAGAATAGCCACTAAATCCAGACGTTCCGCTTTCACCGATAGCGCCACTAAAACCTGATGTTCCTGAGTAGCCGCTAATACCAGAATAACCGCTGTATCCGCTTATTCCTGAATAGCCAGAGATTCCTGAATAACCACTTTCGCCAGAAAACCCGCTGATACCGCTGAAACCAGAATATCCAGAAATGCCTGAATACCCTGATTGGGTAAACATGACTTGCGTTGCGGTAATAATTATTGATGGAATACCGGGGTGAGAAGCCCCTGCTGATGCTGCATCAATGCCAATATTTGTATTGTCGGTTTCCCAATACAATTCTAAATAATCGTTTGCATCAACAGCTAAAACAAAATTCCACGCAGCAACAACAAACGGTGCGTTTGTGGGAACCGTCACTTTTGTATCGGTTTCTGGAATATCCGTTCCATTTTTACGCAACCAAATATTTACTGTATTTCCTGCCCCGCCACCGCCATTGTTGTGTAATTGCGCGGAAAACTGAAAGTTATAAACGCCTTGATTATCAAAAGTTATGCGAGAATTTGACGCATAAGATACGCCTTGAGAATCGGCATCAATGTTATTTACAGTAAATGCAGTCGGTGTATTTGCTGCCGCAGTCTGGTCAACAGTTGACCAAAAAGAACCCCATGCGCCAATAGCGCCACCAAGTCCTGACTGACCTGAATAACCTGAAAAACCTGAAATTCCAGAATAGCCTGAAATTCCTGAATACCCGCTTATTCCACTGAAACCGGAATAACCGCTTGTTCCGCTATATCCAGAATAGCCGCTTGCACCGCTTCCAGAATATCCGCTGATTCCTGAATAACCGGAATATCCACTGATACCAGAATAACCAGAAATTCCAGAAAATCCACTGGCTCCAACCTCGCCTGAATATCCGCTTATTCCAGAATATCCAGAATAGCCACTTTCGCCAGAAAACCCTGAAATTCCAGAACCAGAATAACCAGAAATTCCTGAATAACCAGACCTGCCTGATATTCCAGAAAATCCACTTATTCCGCTAAAACCAGAAATTCCGCTATCGCCAGAAAAGCCGCTTATGCCTGAATCACCTGAATATCCACTGATACCAGAGTAACCAGAATAACCGCTAATCCCTGAATAACCAGAAAATCCGCTTAATCCCGAAGCACCGGGGGGGCCAACAATTTGCCCTGCGTCATACCACGCAGAGCCATTCCATACCCACAGATTGCCATCGTCCTGAACGATGTAAGCATCGTTTACTTGATTTCCGGTAGGCGGCAAGTTAGCAACAGTCGCAACTTCGCCCTTGACGTTAATGCTGGTTCCTTGCATCCCGCTGTAACCGCTGAAACCAGAATAGCCAGAAATGCCGGATGCGCCGATTTCTCCAGACCAACCACTAATGCCTGAATATCCGCTAACTCCAGAATAACCTGAAATACCTGAATAGCCGCTTATTCCACTATATCCAGAAAAGCCAGATTCACCAGACCATCCTGAAATGCCAGAATAACCAGATTCACCAGACCAACCGGAAAATCCAGAAATGCCAGAATATCCTGAAATTCCCGAATATCCACTAAATCCAGATTTACCAGACCAACCAGAGATTCCAGAATAACCACTGGAACCACTTGCTCCTGAATAACCGCTTATTCCTGAATAGCCACTTGTTCCTGAAAATCCGCTAAAACCACTAATTCCAGAGTGACCAGAAAATCCAGAATAGCCACTTATTCCTGAGTAACCAGATTCACCAGTTCCAGTTGCGCCGCTAAAACCTGAGAACCCACTGTATCCAGAGTATCCAGAATAACCGCTTGGGCCGTAAAGACCGCGATTGATAGAAATCTCAGTGCGCGGAGTTGGCGTTACTTCTACGGCAATATTGTTGGCTTGTGAAACGGCAACTTCAGTTTCATTTACAGAAACCGAAATGTCGTTTACCTGCCCCTTAGTAATGGACAGGTTTGCCATTTAATTCACCACGCCATCGGAGCGAACCAAGAATAAGAGAAAGATAATATTGTCTTGCGCGGGAGTCGAGCCAGCCGCAGGAAAACTAATCTTTATCCGGCCAGAAAAACCTACGCAGTTTTGAGCGTTAATATCTAACTGCGGGTCGCTTGAAATCACACCCCAAGCTGATTCGTCAATTACAAGAGTAAATGTTCCAGCTTCATCATCCCTGTTTGTAATTGATAAATTTACTGGAGTGGGTGGCGGCGTATAGTCTGAAATGTCAAAAGTCAGACCGTAGCGAGAATCTTTAATATCCGATAATTGTCTGCGGATAATCTGTGCGTCAATAGTAGCGCCGGTTAAATCAACCGCGACACCTTCATTGGAAAACGCAAGATTCCAGAATGTTTGCTGGTCGTAAACTAATTCGCCAGCAATAATTGGATTGTCAAAACCGCTTACCTGTGTAAGCGTGTTCTTGTTAAAAATGGCCATGATTACCCTTTCCGGTTAAAGCGCCGCGCACTCGCAGCCGCCCAAATCATGTTTTGTTTTATATATTTTACTTACTTATAAACTTGCTGCCAATGTAAATAATTCATCAAGTTGCTGCTCTGTAAGACTAAGCTGCGAAGCAATCGCAGTGACCAAAGCGTTATCACGCTTAACCTCTGTCGCATACTGCCATTCAATTTTTGCAGCCTCGTCAGACTGTTCGATTGCCGCATTGACAGAATCCAAAAGACCTTGCTGAAGTAAAGCTAATTTAGCTTGGCGCATAGTCACAACTTTAGGAATTACTGGTGGCGGCGCAACATACGGAGCAATTTGTCCAAACTCGCCAGCAACGGCTCTCGCATAAACTTCTCGGCCATGCGCTTCTACGTCAATAGGCATAGCGCAAAACGGGTGAATTTCACCGGGTAAATGAGAAAATTCACAATCAAGAGTAATTGCCGTTCCTTCCGCATTTAAATATCGCGGATTGGCTGCGGAAATCAATGTAATAGTCATTTATGAAATCCTTTGAAAAATACCAAGGTAATTTACTTCCGACCCTGACTCATATCCTCTAGTGTTTCCAGATACATTTCTCCATGTTCCTGAAAGAGTTATAAAACCATTAGTTCCGCCAAAGTTATTGGGAGATTGAATTCTAAAAGATGAAGTTGTAGAACCACTACTAACCTCTGTATCTGCTGCTCCCATTCCGTATCCAAAGCAACCAACGGCTGCGCTTCCAATATCTTTAGAAAGAAAATTTCCTGCGCCAGAAGTCCAAGTCGTGCCGTTTGAAGTCAGAATATTTCCATTTGTTCCGGGTGCAACTACTTGAACCGCAGAAGTTCCATTACCAAGCAGGACATTGTTTGCGGTAAGCGTAGTAGCTCCGGTGCCGCCGTTTGCAACAGGTAACGTTCCTGTTACATTGGTTGCCGCATTAACAAATGTGGTTGATGTTGTTCCCGTTCCGCCGTTGGCAATCGGAACAGTGCCAGTTATACCCGTAGAAACATCAACTTGACCTGATGTATTAACTTTATTGGCGAATTGTGAAAGATTATAGGCTTGCGTCATACTGCCCCCGTTCTTGCGAAGGTCTGTTGTAAAAGTAAATTGGTAATAGTAGTCGGTGTATTAGATAATGTATAAGTTCCGGTTGCGGTAGTGTAATCCGTTCCCTGCAATAACATCAATCCATTGTTGTATAAATTGAAAGCATTAGCGTCGTAATTAAAAGAATACGTTGTCTGACCAATAGCTGTATTAGCAATAATGTTTACAGGATTGCCATTTGGAACTGTTAAATTATTAGGCGACCATTGAATAACTGTCAATTTTCCAGATGTTACATTGGGGAAATCCGTAATAGTCTGGTCTGAAATGTTGTAATCCTGCTCATTAACAACAGTTCCATTTAAAAATAACAATTCATATCCGCTTGTTAATGTAAATCCTGAAGCTGTGTATTCATTTGCATCTGTTAGGGTCGCAGTATTTCTAGTAAATGAAGCGTAAACACCTGATGTTGAATTGCTACTCTTAAACGAAACAATCGTAATAATGTCTCCGGTAGTTGCGCCGACAGATAACGTAACGGTTCCGGTAGAACCTCCGGTATCAGTGTATTCGGATGTATCTAATAAGCATCCATTCTGTAAGACAAAGCATTGACCTGAGATATAACCAGATGCCCTAGTGACAGAAAATCCCGTTTGGCCTGAAGTCGCGGTAAAAGATTGCTTAGTGAAATAAAAATTATCTGGTGTTTCAAAACCTACTACGCGACCATAAATGTCAATAGTCAGATTTGCAACTGAACTTGTTTGCGTATAAGCGCCACCGAAATCCAAGAATTGTTGAAGTGACGCAACAACTTTACCGTCAGGACTATTTGTTACAGAAATTTCCCCTGTTCCTACTGTGGTAGTTCCGGTAGAAAGCAATTGACCTGTCGCACGGTCTAAGTCAATGTAATTTGTTCCATCTGGAAGCGCAGCCCAAATAGTCGGGTCAAATAAATTAGTTTGTGTAGGAACAAAAGAGCCGGTTCCCGCAGCATACGCAGCTAATCCGGTATCAAAACTAAACTTTCTTCCCGTTCTGTTTGAGTAGCATAAATAGTAAACGCTACCAAAATTAGGGTCTGCCAAATACCAAGTGTAATCAGAAGCAGTAGTGCTTGGAGTAATACTATCTTGATTTAAAAGACCGTAATAAGAATGGCCTCTTGGGTCTAAATCAAAACCTGTTCCGGTAATACTATCTGCGTAAGCAACAACCAAATAACGCTCAGAATACTGAAAAGTGCTTGGTCGCCATTGCAATACAGAACTAGCGGAACTATAAGGGCTGGTCGCAATGCTATTAACCATCCTAGAAAAGAAATACCAATTTCCACTAGGAATGTCAGAAATACTAATAACCGGCATCGCAGTAGAAACCGGATACGGATTTCCGTTTGGTTGAATCTCTGTAGTTCCCGCAAAGATTAACTGCTCTTGCGTAGGATTAGCAAACGCGGAATACCAAAGTTCTGCGTATTGAATAATACCAACCGAACTACTGGTAATTTGAACCGTAAACGTAGGATTGGTTATTGTCGGATATTGAGCCGCAACGGACGGAGCAGGAACAGTTCCAAAAAGCGTAGGGCTTCCAATACCGGTATTAGGAACAGGAGCAAATTGAGTGATAGAAACATCGTCATAAATCGCAGGGTTATATTCAGAAAGCGTCAGCTTTGCTAAGACTTGTCCGCTATCCTCAAACGTCTGCACGACTTTATTGATTCTAAATAACTTGGCAACCCATCCGTAATTTACGCTAGTGACAGAAACAATATCACCAGATTCTAATTGCAGGCCGACGTAGTTAATTGTGCATTGAACCTGTAAATCTTCCCTTGCGGATTTAAGCATTCGGTTCGCAAGGTATTGTGCGCGAACGTCGTTATTGACTAACGGCAAGGAAACCGACTGCTTGTTTACTGGCTCATTCTGGAACAGCAGTTCCGGCGCAATCTCAGCAAGGTCAAACGTCGAGGAATTAAAAGAGTCCTGATTGTTTTCGTCGGGGAACTTACATTCAATAACATTGTAAGAACCAGCAATATCAATTGGCGTAATGCTGATAGCAGATACCATGTTGCTATCGTTAACATTCATCGCTACCGAGTAAGTCGGCGACTGAACAACAACACCCCAAGTTCCCAAGATTTCATTGTATTTTAAGAGGCAATCGCAGCACGATGCCATGTCTTGAAGGTTTTGCATTATCGTTCTATTGGTGTCGATTACACCATCAAAACGGAAACGGGCTTGCGTAGCAGAACCACCAGCATAAGGCTCGTATGTAAATGAACCGTCGCAATAAGTATTTAAAGCAGTAAGGCTTGCCGTATCAATTTGATTAACAGGAATGGCCGCGCCATAAACCGTATTGGTTAAGTAATCATTAAAACAATCGCCCGGTTTATAGCGAGAGTTTGTTATTTGGAATTTGGTTTGTTCAATTCCTTGTATATTAAGGTCTTGGTTATACGTTAAATGCAGAATTGCAAAAGCGCAATTTGCCATTTGTTGCGTTGCATCCCATTGCCAAACAAGACCGCTAGATTGCATTACTTGTGTTGCAGTTAAACCAGAATTCTGCGGGGAACTTACGCCGTTGTTATAAAGATAAAACTCAATATTTCCATTTACAGGCTGGCTTTCTCCGGTAGATTCATCCAATAAAGAATCCACGCTGTATAAGTTTGTGCCGTTGAATACTACTTTTTTACCACCGTAATAAATATCACCAAAAGTAATGGTGTCTGCGCCGTTGTTAGTAACTTCAGACAACGCTAAAACATAGTAAAGATTTTGGTTATCTTCCGTGATACTTAAATCAATAATCGTTCCACCTACCCACGCAGAGCCATAGACCACTGGTAATTTGTTATCTGTTGCTGGCGGAATTTGCTGACGATTGCCGGGGTTTCTGGATTGACCAGAAAAGTCTTGTGCGCCTTGATTGGGGCTAAAAAATGCTTTGGAAATTATTGAAGATGCAACCATATTGATTGCAAAAGCTGTTGCTGTCATATACCAAGTAAAACTGGAAACAGCCACATCAAATATTGCCGCAGCAATAACGCTACCTACCGCAAAAGCAGGCATTGCAAAACTAAACAACAATAAAAACGCAGCAATGTATTTCATTATTGAATCCAGATTTCGTCTTGTTTACGATAACCGAATCTGGAGTAGTCCACATCGGGGCTAGTAACCAATCGGCTCATGGTGTAATACTTAATTCTGCCGGTAGTTTTTAATAACTCTCCATATTCGTTGTATTCTTTTAATAATTTATATCCAGCCATTCCACCACGATTTTCTGGTTTTACATACCAAGCTAATTCATGCAATCCAAAGATTTTATCCGACCAAATACACGGAAGAATCATGGACATTAGAATTCCGTAATCATCTGCTAAAAATATTGCACCACGGCCAGCAAAGATTTCATCAAGCAACTTATTCCCGTATTCCATATCAGAATACGCATGGCAATAATCTACGGGGCTTTCATTAGCGAACTGCGTCATTAAATCAATAACGATTTGCTTGTGAAATTTTGTTGCCCTATAAATCATTGCGTCTTACCAAAGTAATAATTGACAGTAGAAACATACGCAACGCGATTCATGCTGGTATCGCCGGAATTAAAGAACTGCCAAGAGTTATTATTTGTATATCGTCCTGCTGTTCTGTTCTGAAGAATTAACTGAATAGAAGAAGCCGCAACCGTAATTGTTCCAACAAATTGCCTTGCATCTTCTAACCATTCCTCAGAAATCGCAAAAGAGGAAACATAACCAGTAAAGAATTTATAAAGACCGCCATCACCGCCGCCAGTAATTAACTCTCCATCTGTGTTAAAAAATCCATTCCATGCTTCAATTTTGGAGCCTTTAACATTTAAGCTAAGAACCCAACCAAGCATTGCGGTATCAATTCCAACCAAAGTAAACGAAGTTTCATTTGCGGTAGATTTAATATCCCTTTGGGCATCGCCAATTTTAATTAAGACACCAACCGCGTTAAACGGCTGCGCGTCAACTGAAGGAACCGTTATAGGTGCGGGAGTAGTGGCAAATCTAAATACTTCATCCGCTGTCGTTACTCGAACGAATTGTGCGTAACGAATGTTATTAGTATTCTCAACCGGCGCAATTACATTCATAACACAGCCTCAAAAGCCACAAAATTACCAGACCATTGAATGAATGAATCATCGGTAATTGGCATCAACGAGTAAGTAGGATAGTCACGCAGGATTACAGGGAAAGTAGTTCCGGTATATGAACTGCCGCCCATGCTAACCGTTGTGCCATATTGACCGATTACCGCATTGATAGGACTGGTTACAGTCGTTAATAGATTCCTATGGACAGGAATGTTTACGGTAGAACCAGAGCCGCGCTGAACGTCAGAAGTCGCAATGTAAGAGTAAAGACCAACCTGACAAAAATCGCCTTTTCTTACAATGTATGCCGACGAACTAATAGAAGGTAAAGAACCCAAAACAAGCGTTTTGTTAGCCGACGCGGTTTGCCATTGGCAAGCACTAATCTGGCCTGAAGTCATGTCACCTTGATACTCAATATAGTTAATCCATCCGGTAGTGCCAAAATTCAGATATTGAGTTAATGATTTGTCGTAATACCGTAAATCCGCAAGCAAATTCCTATTCTCGGAATACAGTAAATAATTCATTGGCTTCATCGTAAAAGCAAAAGGAACTACCGTTAGAATTTCACTTGTTGAAATCCTTTGGTTTCGGCTTAACATTTGACCGACAAACCTCTGGTCGTTAATTCCAACCGATTCAGAGATTGCGAGAATAGTATTTAAACTCATAATTACCTACTTTGCGGAACTGACCGCGATGCCGATTGGTTAGCTGCCCATACAGATTCTTTATTCCTTGCCAAGAATTGCGCCGCAGACTGTGTATCAATAGCTTGCATGTTCGCAATATAAGGGCCGTTATACACTACTTGCGGGGTTCCGGTCATTCCTGCCATTTGCTGATTAGGAACAATGGTTCCTGCGGTTCTAGGGATAAACAATTCAGGGCCATTTTCGCCAACTAAACTAGGAACACCGACAGGTGGAATCCCACCGCTTGCAAATGCGCCCATTCCCGCAGTTTGCGCCGCTAACATTGCTGTTTGTTCTGAAAATGGATTTGTGCCGTAAGTAAATGCCGTAGAAAATAATTTACTTGCCGTTGAAAACATTTGAGAGGCTTGCATTTGTAATTGAATCCGAATTAAACCTTGAATAATAGATTGAACTAAACTTTTAAAGTTTAATTTTCCAGTATTAACAAAGTTTGATAATGCTTGATTCATATTATCAACAACCAATGTAAATGATTCTTCACCCATTTTGGCGTAATTTTTGGAATCTTCTACATATTTACGGTAGGCATTTTCCCATCCTTCCGTAAAACTTTCTCGTCGCTGTTGCTCAACATCTAATGTTTTCTTTTTCGCCTCAAACAATCTTTTTTCGTTTTCAATTTCCTCATTAATTCTTTCTTTTTCTTTTTGATATTGATAACCCTCGCCCATTTGCTTTCTTGCAAGCAGTAATTGTCCTTCTAATTCATTGATTTTCTTTTCGGTTTCTAACCGTAAAAGTTCTATTTGATATTGTCTTTCGGTAAGATAATATCTATTTCTATCAAGTTCTATTCTTTGAAAATCAAAAACGCGAGATTTTTCTTTTAATTCGTTTTGTAGATTTAAAATATCTGATTCGCGTTGCGCTTGTTCATTTAATAATTTTTGGTCTGCAAACGCTTTTGCCCTTGCTAATTCTTCGTCTTTTCGCGCTTTGCCAGAAATTAATCCGCGTTGTTCCAAACTTAAATTATTTTTTGAAAGCGCCGCCGCTTCTGCTACTTTAATAGCAACTAATTGTTCTTCTAATCTAAAATCTATTTCTCTGATTTGCGTTGCATATTTTGATTTATCAAGATATTCAATACGCATATCATTTCTGCGTTTTTCAATATCAATAAGTTGTTTGGTGGCTGATATTTGCGCTCTTGCTCCAGCTAATTCATCGCGCTGAATCTTTTTTCTTTCTTCTTCTTCCGTTTTTTTATCTTCTGGTTTTTCAACTTCATTGGTTGCATCACCAACCTTGTCTTTACCAGCTAAAGCATATAATTCTGTATCTCCAGCCATTAATGCAGTAACACCTGCGGCAGCAGCTAAAGCCGCAGCAGGGTTTTTGGCAAGTTGCATCGCTTTTATTGTGGCAGTTGATTTTCTAATATCATTTAATGCTTTTGCCAAAATGATAAATTGACCAACTATTTTGGTTACCGCCGCAATAGTCGCTGCCGCCGCAATAGTAATTAGCAACGCTTTAAATTCTTTGATTCCAATTAAACCATCATTGGTAAATGGCGCAATTAAATCAGTCATGGCAATTTTTAGATTGTCCATGGTCGTTTTTAAATTATCTGAAAATTCGCCTACTTTTTTTATTGCGGCAGCGTGTTCGTCATAATCTTTTGTTGTTTTTCTTAATTTTTCAGAAACGCCAGCTAAATTAACGCCAATTCCACCTTTACCAAAAAATTCTCTGGTATAAGTTGCGCGTTTTGAGGCATCTTCTATTTTTGATATTTGCTCAGTAACTCTTTGTAATGCTTTTTCTGGTGTTAATGTTTCTAATTCTTTAAAAGAAATTCCAATGGCTTCAAACTTTGAAATAGCCGTTTCAGTTCCCCTGCCGGCTTCTTCCAGCATTTGATACATCTTGCCAATCATTACACCAGCTTTTTCCGCAGTTCCACCTGACGTTTGCACCGCATCGCGGAATTGAAGAACTTTGGGAATAGATAACCCAAATCCTTCAGACATATCATTTACTTCGTTACTAAAAGCTAAAGCAGACGCAGTAAGAGCGCCAAAACTACCAACACCAACGCCAAGAGCACCACCAACAGAATTCCAAATCCTGCCCAAACCTTTAAAATTATTTGTTAGAGCATCTAACGCAGATTGCAATTCACGGGCTTGTTGTTTGGCTTGTTTAGTTGCTTTATCCCACTCAACAGTTACAAGACCAAGTTTTACCGAAAGAGAACCAATTACAGCCATTTTTTATCCCTTCTTGGCATATTTGCCCCAATGAATTTCAGACCATAAATAATGACCAAGATTTTTAATGACAGTCTGTATATTGGATTCTAATGAAATTCTTAAATAAGGGTGCGCGGATGTTTTAGCGTTTCCAAATTCTTGTGAAACAGGAACAGGTCTTTTATTTTCGTATTTAACTCTAATCTTTCCACGTTTACCCATTGTGTAGCTTTTTACAGTATCTTCCCGAATTGGACTAGAAGTAACCCGCGCCATAAACATTTCGCCTTGATACGATGAACTATTTTTGTCTCTTTGTTTTGGGCGATGAACTGCTAAATAAATATTTTCCGCTAATTGACCAGATTTTTTAGGAGCATGTTGCTTTGCGGATTCCAATACAGGCTGCATTGAATTTTTTAATGCTTTACGCCAAATTGAATCAGTTTTCCCTTTTCCAATTTCTTCGGAAAGTTCTTCCATAGCTTTATATAAGCCATCAAAACCAGAAACATAGGATTGACCGTTATCAGCCATTTGCAAATGCCTCTGGTTTAAATCCCCGCGCTTGCGACATAAACGCTTTAAGCCCTTGATTTACAGCTTCGGCTTTTGGTAATTCAAAATCGGGATTTTGAGAATATTCCGTTACCCACGGGAATATTTTATCGACCTTGTAGGCCGGTGCATTTGCGGGGCGCAAATAGTTAAAAAGCGCCGTTGTAACAGGGGCTAATGCGTCGTAAACACTTTTAGTTCCAAGGATTCCATCTGAATACATAACTTGAATTTCCGTAAAAAGTTCTTCATCCAGTTGGTTAACATATTCCTCGGTATGCCCATTAAAAACCATTGCAGCTAATACTTGCCTACGCAATGACCTTCTTAGTTTTTTTTTGCCGTGTTGTAATCAGGTTTAATCGCTTTATCAATTTCATCTAAAATAATTTTAACGATTGATTCTGGAAATTCTGCGGCAATTTGCTCATACGTTTCATTAATTGGCTCTCCGTTTTCGGATTGCAATAAATGAAAATATTTTTCTACTCGCGTTTCATACATCGCAGTCATACTTGCAACTTGACGCAATGAAGTTCCGTTTACTTCAATATCATTATCTTTAAAAACAATGGTTTCTTTTTCTTTGTTAATTGCTTTTAATAAATCTTCGCCGGATTCTTTAATTGTTTCCAACAAAGGTTCAGAATATTTTTTATAAATAGCTTCTACTTTTTCATCCGCAGGTGTAGTAATACTTTCTGTAATTTGCTCAATTTCGCTTTTTAAAGGAATTCTAACGCGCAAATTAAACGATGCTTCGCCGGCATCAATAGTAATTTTTTTGATTTTAGCTTTATCTTTTACAGCGTCATAAGACGCGCCTAATTTTTGTGAAAATGTCATGTCGTTACCTTTATCATTTTGTCGTATATAGCGTCATTTAGCCGTTTTGCATATTCGGCCACTTCTTCAGGGCTCATTTTATCGGCATGATATTTTGCAATTTCATACGCGATATTGATTCCCGCAATTCTTTGTTGGTGAAACCCAAACCAATTCTTTGTTCCAGAATTGGCTTGGGTCACTAAATAACTAAACAGGTCATTGCTGTTTTGTATTGTCGTTGTCATTTTTTCTCTTTTAGTTGTTAGACCAGCCGTAGCTGTTACCGCCAACGGGGTGAATTGTAAAAATAAACTTGCCTTCTGCAGAGGGCGACATATCCCATTGCAGACCGCCAACGCGAGCATTGAAGGCATACGCAACGGTATCAGTGCCATCATAAACCGCGATAACGTAAGTGCGGATAATCGTGCCGCTGTAACCATCGTCGCGGATTAACAATTGCGCGGTGTCAGCCGGATTCCATGCCGCAGTAATGGTCAGCGAAGTCACTTGGTTTTGCGTGGTGATTTTCGCGCCAGTCCGAGCGCCAGCAACCGAGTAAGCCGCCGAAGCATCATCCGCACCAAAAGAGGGAATTGCCTCAACCGGAACTTGAATACCAGCAGTGCCGGTGCCGCCGGCCGAAGTGCCGATAATGGTTTCGACTTGAGACGCCCAAGTTGACAGTTGCGCGTCGGTCAGTGGGGTGGGGGTAGCATCATCTTGACACCAGAGGGTCGCAACATAACCGGGCAAGACTTTATCAATAAGAGCCATTTTTTAATTCCTTGAAAAAGTTAATAAAAGTCTTGTTTTATGTTGGAACATATATTGTGCAATCTAAGAAAATTTGGTTTAAACCAAGCTCATTATCGTATGAATTGTAAAGCCAAACAACGTCAGCTTTAGCAATAAAAAATCCCGATTCGCCGCCAAATTGTCCAGAATAGCCATGCAATTCTTGTAATACTGTATTGCTCAAGTTTAACGCATCGTTGAAACTTTGGGAAAACAAACTAATTTGAAATACGGGTGTATCTATACCTTTGTTATTTTGCGTTTGCCCCGTATAAACCGGCTGGTGGATATTCCGCAACTGCCAAGTTACGAAAGTCGATTCCGTAGCGTAATTTCTATTGAAATTGGCATACGTTGGATACGGGTCGCAAATATCCGCAAGTTGGTATTGAATCGCGGTAGCGTAATCAACAGGATTTTGCTGTGTCATACCGGAACCGTCGGGTCATTGCGATAACATAAAAAGGTAATTTTCATCCGGTCGTTTGATTCCCGAACGTCAGTAATGCGCCAATCAAACCCGCGCCAATTAATAGCATATAAGTTCTGATTGTCCACCATTTGTTTAGTATTTGGTGTGTAATTTAAAG